ACCGGTGTCGGTTTTTCTGTTGAAGAAGAATATACAAAACAAATGCCAACTATCGCGGAAGAATTTTATCCTACAGATACCGTTATTGTAGTCGCCGATAGTAAATTAGGATGGTGTAAAGCATATAAAGAATTAGTTGCTTTATTATATCAAGGATTAATACCTAAATGGGATGTTAGTAGAGTTAGAGCCGCCGGCATGCCATTAAAAACTTTTGGTGGTAGAGCATCAGGCCCTCAACCATTAGTTGATTTATTTAATTTTGTTACAGATATATATAAAACATCCGCGGGAAGAAAACTTAAACCTATTGAGTGTCATGATATTATTTGTAAAACAGCAGAAGTTGTTGTTGTAGGTGGCGTTCGTCGAAGTGCCCTTATTAGTCTTAGCGATCTTAATGACAGAGAAATGAGATTTGCGAAACATGGCGAATGGTATAAGATTAATGTACAACGATCACTTGCAAATAATTCAGTTAATTATAAAGAAAGGCCGGATGTTGGTACTTTTATGCGTGAGTGGTTATCCCTCTACGATTCTAAGTCAGGGGAACGCGGAATTTATAATAGCGCTTCGGCCAAAAAACAGGTCCAAAAATTAAATGAAAGGGATAAAGATGGAGATGGAAATTTTATTAGAAGACGAGATGCTAGAGACGATTTTGGCACCAATCCGTGCAGCGAGATCATTCTTCGGTCCCGAGAATTCTGCAACCTTTCCGAAGTCGTTGTCCGCGGAGGGGACACTAGAGAGTCTCTCAAAGACAAAGTTCGCAGTGCGACCATTCTTGGAACATTCCAATCAACTCTTACAGACTTCAAATATCTTACAAGAGAGTTTAGTAGAAACTGCATCGAAGAACGATTGCTCGGAGTTTCCCTTACTGGCATCATGGATAATGGACTAACTAATGGTAAATCTGGTAAAAAGAAAACTGGTGACTTATTGGATGAACTTCGTAATACTGCCATTAAAACGAATGCAGAATGGGCTGATAAACTCGGTATCCCTAGATCGGCCGCCATTACGTGTGTTAAACCTTCGGGTACTGTTTCTCAGTTGGTTGATTCTGCTAGTGGTATTCATGCCCGTCATAATCCTTATTACATCAGAACAGTGCGCGCAGATAATAAAGATCCTTTGTGTCGGTTCATGATGTCACAAGGGTTTCCTAGTGAACCTGATGTAACAAAACCGGAACATACTACAGTATTTTCATTTCCTCAAAAGAGCCCTAAAGGTGCTGTTTGCAGAACTGATATGACAGCTATTGAACAATTGGCTCTTTGGACGTTATATCAAGATCATTGGTGCGAACATAAACCATCTGTTACTGTTTCAGTTAAAGAACATGAATGGTTAGAGGTTGGTTCTTGGGTTTGGGATAATTTTGATAATATTAGTGGTATTTCATTTTTACCATTCAGTGAGCATAATTATAAGCAAGCCCCATATCAAGATTGTGATAAACAAACATACGACGAGTTAACAACACAAATGCCTAAGAATGTGGACTGGAGCATATTAGGAGATTATGAGAAAGAAGATCATACTGCAGGAGCGCAAACCGCAGCATGCGCGGCTCCTGGTGGATGTGAAGTGGTTGATTTAATATAGTATCTTTTTACTTGATTTTTTAATAACATTGATGTATAATATAAAGGAAACATGAAAACAGACTTCGAAAAATATTGTGACGATTGTATGGGCGTTTTACGAACATATACAGAATCTTTAAATAAAACATCTGTTTCGAAGATCTGGAAATCTATTGAGGATTCTCCGGCCGGGGAAGGGAAGATCTGGCTGGAGGATATTCTCGATAAAAAGTATAGGGAAAAAAACCCAGATACAAACTTTATATATGATTAAAAATGATAGTATTTCTTGATATGGATGGTGTTCTTAGTGACTTTGATGGCACCATCACTAAACAATGTGGAAGTAAAAAAGAATGGGCAGATGATTGGAGTAAACTGTCTTCCAATTTTTTCGAAAATTTGCCTAAGTTACCAGATGCCGATTTATTAGTTGATTATGTTCGTGGTTTATTTGATATTCACGTTCTTACAGCTATTCCTAAAAGAGGCAAATACGACGGTGCCCGCGTTCAAAAATTTAAATGGTGTCTCAATCATTTTAATATATACCCTTCAAAAGTTCATGTTTGTTTTTGGGAAGAAAAACAGTATTTCGCTGTTGAGGATAATCTTTCTCCCAATTTATTAATTGACGACTCTGAAAAAAATGTAGCCGAGTTTAAGACCAAAGGCGGAATTGCAATCTTACATACATCTGCAGAGAATAGTATAAAAGAATTGCAAAAGTTAGGATTTTAATTGGTATGTGCAGGAATAGATTACTCAACAAGTAGCCCGTGTATTTGCATTTATAAAGATGGAATATTTAATCCCAATAATTGTACTTTTAATTTTTTTGCTTTGGATAAGTGGAGGCCTGGGTGGTCCTCCCTTCAAAATGTAACTTGTTATAAATTACCAAAAGATTTAAAAGGTATAGATAAGTTTAAGTTTTTAGCAGAATGGACTATAGATACGTTGCGTTGGTATAGTGGAAGAGTTGAAAAGGTTATTTTGGAAGATTATTCATATGGATCAACAGGCAGAGTTTTTCATATTGCGGAAAATGTTGGAATTTTGAAATTAAAATTAATGGAGAATGGTTTCCGCTATGAAACAGTTCCCCCAACAGTTATTAAGAAATTTGCCACAGGTAAGGGGAATTCTAATAAAGAAGCAATGTTAGAATCATGGAAAGCAGAACCGGAGACTTTCGAATTAGTCCAAGAAAAGGGTAATCCGGCTTCAGATATTGTTGATTCCTACTTCCTTTGTAAATACGGAATTACTCAGTGAAAATATTTACGTCTCGAGTGTGTGCAGTAATTTTCTCGATTTGCTTTTCCAAAATCTCTCGCCTACCTGGCCAAAATATGTATTCATTAGTTGAAGACTTCGCCAAGTTATTTAACAACGGTACTATTAAATCTTCGACTTCTTTCATCTGTCGTTCATATTCTTTATTCAACTTATCTTTATGTTTATCAATATCTTCATAATGATAATCAAGCAGACTCCATATTTTATTTACAGTGCCTTCAACTTCTTTTATTTGACCAAGTTTCGCTTCTTTAACGGCGGCCTCTACTACTTTTGTTTCTGGTTCTTTAGTTGCAGCAGTAAAGTCAGTTTCACTTACTGTACTAAAACCAAAATCATTTAAATTATCCATATGTATCCTCAAAATTTACAATTTACAAATATATTTAGGACAGACGAGACTAACATAGGAGACTGGTATAGCAGTCCAGCTATGTATTTTGATTTACCAGGAAACAAAAAAGACATCTATAAATTAGATCATGAATATATACCACCACATGAAAATGTCATTTATGGAGGTGGGGGACTTATAGGACAAATGAGACCTATGGGTCATGTTATAGTAAATCAAAAAAATGCAAATCGTAGAATATTTGGTTGGGGTTTAGGTGAACATACTTATGTTAGTATGGATGAACAGACGCAGTTTATTCCTCAAATAGATATAACGTATCCTTTTTATGTCAGAAAATTTGATTTATTGGGTATTAGAGATCATTACCCAATGCTCTATACTTCAATTCCTGAAACTAGATGGGTTCCATGTGCTAGTTGCATGCACGAAGCATTTGATAAGGAATATGAAGTGAAACATGATGTTGTATTTTTTACTCATCAATCACTACCGATGTTTCTTATTCATCAAATGCCAAAACAAACTTGGGACTATCCTCATATGGCAAATGATAATACGTCAACATTTGAAAAGGCAATAGAATTTATTGGAAGTGGTGATGTTGTTGTTACAAATTCTTATCATGGTGCTTATTGGGCGACTCTTTTAGGAAAAGTTGTAGTTGTATTTCCATGGGCATCTAAATTTTATGGATTAAAACATAAACCTATTTTCTGTCCGGCTCCTGATTGGTGGAAAGCTTTGAATGAAAAAGAACAAAAACAATATAAAGGTTCTCTTGAAGAGTGTCGACAAGCTAATAAAGACTTTCATAAAGAATTAATAAATCATATTTTAAACGTACCACAATCATTTTCGGTGACAACATGAATTTAGACATTTATAAAGCAACAGATATTCCACAAAGACGTGAGGGTAATATCGCGAAAAAATCTTTTGGGGGAACAGAATTAACAACATTAGAGTTATGGTCTCATTTAGAAGAAAAACATAAGAATTATTATCAATGGATAATTTCAAGAATATATGACGATGATGTTCAGTCCCTTTTACCAAAACTTTGGTGGTTTCATGATTTAGCAAATGATCCATGTCATAAAATCCTTGATGCGCCTAACGGACAATCACAATTTGAAAAATTCATCTTTTCTAGTCATTGGCAAATGATGACATTTATAGCAAAATATGATTTGCCTACTACTAAATGTGAAGTGATGAAAACAGCGATTTTTCCTCATGATCATTATGAGAAAGAACTTGGAGAGGATGGCAAGTTAAATTTGATATATTGTTCTACACCTCAAAGAGGATTGCACATCTTGTGTAATGCCTTACATGAACTTGAAAGAAATGATTGGCATTTACATGTTTATTCATCTTATAGTGTTTATGGCTGGAAAGAGAATGATCAACCTTTTAATGAGTTATTCACTCATATTGAACAAAATGAAAATATGACTTTACACAAATCTATTATAGGGAGACCTTTAAGAGAAGAGTGGAAAGATATGAATATTTGGGCATATCCTTGTGTCTGGGAGGAGACTTCATGTAGAACCGCTATGGAAGCAATGTCTGCAAGAACAGCAATGTTAACAAATAATTTAGGTGCTTTACCTGAGACTTGTTCAGATCATGCTTTTATGTATCCTTATATTAAAGATGAGATTGAACATTGTTATAGGTTTGCAGATGAACTAGATAAATTAATGGATAATTATTGGGATGAGGATACCTTCGATATAATTGATCGTGCTAAAGCACATGCAGACAAATATTATAGTTGGGATTATAGAGCCCCTAAATGGATAGAAATGTTAGATTTAATGGAGATTGAAGATGAAATCGATGATAATCTCAAAGGAGAAGAAGATTGATTAGAGGAATTGTTTTTTCATGTTTTGATTTACTTCACGCAGGACATGTTACAATGTTAGAAGAAGCAAAAGAACGTTGTGATTATCTTATTGCTGGATTACATACATATCCAGAACATAAAAATCGGGTAGTTCAATCGTGTTTTGAACGTTATACCCAATTAAAGGGATGTAAGTATGTGGATGAGATTATTCCATATGATTCAGAAGAGGATCTTGCGAATATACTTAAAACAATAAGTCCACTTCATAAAAGATTTTTAGGTAATGAATATTGGGTTGCCAAAAAACCAATAACAGGGTATACTATATGTCAAGATAGAGATATTGATATTTATTATTGTCGAAGAGATCATGAATATAGCTCAACAGAATTAAAGGAACGAATTGTTAGTTTGTCAAACACCACTAAGAGTTAGCTTTCTCGGTGGTGGTACAGATTTACCTGAATATTATAAAAATGCCGATAAACCCGGTAAAGTAATTAGCACAGCAATAGACAAATATACATATGTTGTAGTGAATAGACTTTACAGGAAACAATGGGTATGTAATTATTCTAAAAAAGAAATTTGTAATTCTATTGATGATATTCAGCATGAATATATCAGAGAAACACTTAAACATTTTAAGATAGATTTTGGATTAGAGATTACAACTTTAGCAGATATACCTTCTGAAGGTTCCGGTCTAGCTTCATCGTCAAGTATCTTAGTTGGCCTAATACATGCTATTGGAACTTTAATAAAAGCAGATTTAAACCTGATTGATATAGCTCATTTAGCATGTCATATTGAGATGGAAATCTTAAAGAAGCCAATCGGCAAGCAGGACCAGTTTGCTGTCAGTTACGGCGGTTTTAATGCTATTACCTTTAAGAAATCCGGCAAGGTCCTTATCGATAAGCTAGAAATTGATGAAAATCTTGAAAATATGATTGTTTTAGTTAATACTGGCATATATAGAAATTCATCAGATATTTTGACTGATCAGAGAAAGAATACACAAAGAAAAGTTCAGAAATATAATAGAATGGCAGAATATGTTGAGGAAGGATTACAACATCTAAAGAAAAAAGAATATGTAGAATTTGGATTCGATATAACTAATTCAATGAGGATAAAACAGGAATTAGCTAAAAATATTACAAATGATAAAATAAATCAGTTGGTAACAAGATGCGCACAAGGAATTATAGGTTATAAGATTTGTGGAGCAGGAGGCGGAGGATATTTACTTTTTATGACAGAAGATTCTCACGGGGTACAATCAAAGTTTCCCGAATTAGATACTTTCAAAATACGATTTGACAATCAAGGATCAAGGATAATATTTAATAATGAGAAATAAACAGTGGTATCAACATGCAGTTGAGATTAAAGAGGTATTGTCTTCAGTACGACAAGACCATATTAATAATTTGATAGAAGGTATTTGGGAAACATATGATTCTCAAAAACAATTTTTTATATGTGGTAATGGCGGTAGTGCATTAAATGCTAGCCATTTCGCACAGGACTTATCAAAAGGGGTTATTGAAAATGGAAGTTCAAAACCTAGGATTAGGGCTATTTCTCTTTGTAATGACATTGGCTTCATTACTGCTACATCTAACGATGATTGCTATGATAACATATTTGTGAATCAACTCATAATATATGCTAATCATGGTGATTCTTTATTCGTTTTAAGTGGTAGCGGTAATTCAGAAAATGTCGTTAGAGCTGTTGATTATGCTAAATCTAATGGGATTAATACTTACGGTATTTTGGGGTATGCCGGCGGTATTTTAAAGGCAAAACTCCAAAAGTATATACATATTAACTATAATCATATGGAAACATGCGAAGCTGTGATGTCTGTTATATTACATTATATAATGTGTGAATTAAAATCAAGATATGAAAGTAATAGATCTATCAGAATATAAAAAGAATCGGGATCTTAAAAAATCAACTTCGGAAACACATATTCCTCTGAGATTGAATGAATTTTATAAACATAAAGACTTGCCGTTATTTGTACATATTATTGCACAAAGTATTCCAAGTTTATTTGGTCAAACACAAATGATATTAGCACAAGCACATGATGGTAAAGTATTATGTTTTGAATATGGAGAAGAGGCAAACTGGGAACCTGTTTCTTATGAAGTTTTTGATAAAATAGCACAAGAAATTTTTGATAAAGTAACTCCAGATCCCCCGGAGGCAAGTTAAAATGGCATTTCAAAAAAGATCACTTGAAGCTCAGCACATGGGTTTAGAACCAGACCCGAATGATTGGGATGGTTTAACTGAAGAGCAATTAACAGAAGAATGCTATAATGCATTTAGATGGTATTATAAGTTTTATGATTTTAAAGAATGTATGGAATTTGTTTCTGAATACTATAAAATAAATAAGGTTAAGACAAATTCACCTAAAAAGATTAAACCAGTAGACTTAATGGAAGTGGGAATGCATGTTGGTTATATTGCACGATTAAAAACAAGGGGTTGTGGATTTTTACCTGAAAAGTTTGAAGAACTCTTCATTGAAAAATTAAAAAAGATTGAATCAATTGCGGAAAAGAGGCAACATGAACAGAAAGAAGCCCAAGCTGAAAAGGTAAAGCCAAATATTCAAGAAAGAATGCGCATCTTGGCAAAAAACATACGTTATGATATAGAAGAAATTGTAGATGAACAACTTGAGAATGATTTTAAAATTAAGTTTAATTTTAAATCTTTTATAAAACAAAATAAAATTTCCAAACCGGTTGCTAAGCATTTAAAAACAGAGATTAATGAATTGGCAGATGAAATAAGATTATCCAAAACAGATCCAGACCTTAAAGAAGCATATAGTCATTTAAATGGAATTATTAAAAATAAATTAATTAAATTTTATGATACTTTAATAGAAGAATGTGATAATATTCAAACAGTGAGAAAGGAAAAAGACAAACCCGTTAAATTAAATTGGTATAGAAGGAATAAAAATAAAAAGAAAAAGAAAAAATGATATTAGTTGACTACAACCAGATGATAATTGCTAATTTTATGGTATATCGAAAGCAATATGATCCTGATAAAGAAAGTGAGATGATTCGTCACATGGTTATGAATAACATTAAGATGATTCGTAATCGATTTTGTGACAAATACGGAACAGATATGGTTTTTTGTTGCGATAATAAAGGTAATTGGAGAAAAGATTATTTTCCATTATATAAAGCTAATCGTAAAAAGGCTAGAGAAGAAAATAAACAGAATATAGATTGGAAATCTTTATTTGAGGTTATTGATACTATTCGTAGTGAAATAAAAGAACATTTGCCTTATAAAGTTGTCAATATAGAAGGTTGTGAAGCAGATGATATTATAGGTGTTATTTGTAAAAATTATAATTCAGAACCAATTTTGATTGTTTCTTCAGATAAAGATTTTATTCAGCTACAGAAATATAAAAATATTTCACAATGGTCTCCTTTGTCAAAGAAATTTATAAAAAATGAAAAACCAGAAGAACAATTGAGGACTTTGATTGTCACTGGCGACCGGAGTGATGGAATACCTAATATATTGTCAAATGACAATTGTTTAGTTGAGGGTTTGCGACAAAAACCAGTTTCAAAGAAAAAAATTGAGAGTTGGTTAAGTGGAAAACCAGAAGAATTGTTTGAAGGTGAGGTTTTACGTAACTATAAAAGGAATGAAATTTTAATAGATTTAGCACGTATACCAGATCCAATTCAGATAAATATACTAACACGGTACGAAAGCGATCAGTATGCCGGCCGTGATAAAATGCTTAATTATTTTATTAAGCATAGACTTAAAGAATTGACAGAATCCATTCAGGAGTTTTAGATTATGACACTTATAGAATTGTTTAACGCGATTGATAAAGCAAAAAGTCAGAAGGAGAGAGGGGAATTACTTACACAAAATAAAACAGATCATTTGGAAAATATGTTATGGTATACATTCCATCCGGATGTAAAGTTTTTATTGCCTGA